CAAAAGCCTGCAACACCACCAGTCGTTAAAAAGAAAAAATAGTAGCGTTGACACAAAATCAAATCTTTAATACCTTCAAAATATGTTTGAACTCACGGTAATCATTAAAGATAGCGAAAAAATGTTTAAACAGGATTTTCTTATATACGATGAAATCACTTTAGGTGGTGATGATGTTCACCAAGAAGTTTTAAATTGTATTGATGAGGCCAGGAAAAACTTTCAGGGTGACCCGGAGTCGATACAAATCAAAACGCATCAAGAGCTGTAATTTATGGCTAGACCTTCAAAACCCATCAAATGGGAAGAAGTTATATTAAGAATGAAAGCGGGTAATTCTGCTGTAAGTATTGCAAATGCTTTTGATGTATCTATCGCCACTTTTTATGAAAGATTTAATTCTGAATTTGATTGCACTTTTCCAGATAAAAAAGCTGAATTGCTAGAGAATGGTAGTGACGATTTACAATATATGCAATTTAAGAAAGCAATGGGTGGTAGCGAAAGAATGCTTCTATGGCTCGGACAGGTTAGATTAGGTCAAAAACCTCCAGAGTCTGCAAGCTCTACATACACCCCTGAAGACAAAGAGAAGATAGAGCGTATTCACGAACAACTTTCATCTATGTCAGAATCTTTAACTTTAAACAACTCTCGTATCAATAGCAGTAAAGAAGTGTGATCGTAATGTGTCACCGGCATAATCATCGCATTCTGCGGCAACTCTTCATACGTCTTAATCATTTCATCTAATATCTGTAACAGCTGCGCTTTCTTTGACATAATCACTCCGGTTGTTTATTCTCAGTAATATGCAGCATCCTCTAGCACCAAAGCAATTAGATTTTGTCCTTCAAGCAAATGCAAAGTGGAACTTAGCGCATGGCTCGGTGCGTTCTGGTAAAACAGTAGGGACGACTTTTGCGTTCATGCATCATGTACATAAATGCCCGGATTCTCAGATATTTATGGTAGGGCATTCATCAGAGACAATCTATCAAAACGTTATTCGTTTGATTTTAGAAAGTGAACAGCTATCATTATATAGACCGTTTTGTACTTGGTTTGCTGGAAAGCGTCAGCTAAAATATATGGATAAAACAATCTGTTGCTTAGGGGCAAAGGATGAGGGGGCAATAGGACAGTTTCAAGGTAAGACGATGTCTTTAGTTCTTTGCGATGAGATGACGCTTTACCCTGAGTCTATCGTAGATATGATTGACACGCGTTTGAGTATGCCACATAGTAAAGGTTTTGCGTCTATGAACCCGGCCCATCCTACGCATAAAATTAAGGGATGGATAGATAAGGCGGAGGCTGGAGATGAAAATTACTATGCTCTTCATTTTACTCTCGACGACAACCCCTTCGTGGATGAGCAATATAAACGACGTATCAGAGATTCTACCAGCGGTGTGTTCTATAAGCGCAACTATCTCGGCTTGTGGTGTCTGGCGGAAGGCGCAATATTTGATTTCTTTGATAGGGCGGTTCATGTGGTTAATAAGCCTCCTGCTGCTGCTGAGTATTGGATTGCTGGCATTGATTATGGTGTTTCAAATGCCTTTGCCTGCGTACTTATCGGAGTTAACACAGGCATTAAGACTCAGACTGGAAAGCGTTTATGGGTAGAGAAAGAGTATTACTGGGACTGCAAGAAAACCCATAGACAGAAGATAAATTCTGAATTTGCTAATGATATTCAGGAGTTCTTGGAGCCTTATGCCGTTAAAAACATATATATTGACCCGTCAGCTCTTGCCATGAAATTGGAGCTTCAGAGAAGAGGTATGCATGTTACCGAGGCTGATAATGATGTATACAATGGTATTCAATTTATGACCACAGAGATGGGTAAGGGGAATCTATATGTATGTAAGGATTGCCCTAATCTTATCAAAGAGATAGAAGCTTATGTTTGGGATGCAAAGAAGTCTATACAAGGGGAAGACGCCCCAGTCAAGAAGGGAGATCATTTATGCGACAGCTTAAGATACGCGCTATATTCCCACAAAGTTCAAACATACCAGCCATACAAGGCAAACAATTCAAATGAATATATTGCCAATCGATTTCATCCAGGAAGAATGTGATACTGAATGAAAAATAAATCATCTTCGTGGCGCCACGAAATAGATAAAAATAAATTTATTTACACTCCTCCTCTGACAACTAGAGAAAAAGTTGACTTAATATTCCCTTGGAATGGAAAAGAATATAAAGTAAAGGAAATTCCTTATAAAAAAGAGATGGGATGAAAAAAGAAATAGTTGACAAAGCGAATGAATATTTATGCAAATATGGCAAGATTTCGACCCCTTTTTTGCAACAAAAATTAAAGTTGACACATAAAGCGGCAAAAGAGCTTTTTAAAAAAGTAAATAGTATGAAAACGCAAAATATTCATAACTAAATTTACATTATCAGACGTTGAGGTAAAATTGGACACATTTACGCTTGCCATCTTCTTTTTTGCTGGAATTGCTGTCGGTCTTGTCATTAGCCATAAAGATATCATGTAATGAAAAGACATTTAGTAATGGATTTGCATCATGGCAATCAAATAAAAGAAGTTGGTGACTGGAAAAGCGTTGACACCTTACCAAATATCAAAAGTTGCAAAGTCAAAGTAAAGATGAACGATGACTCTGAAACGTTTGCTTATTTTTATTTAGACGCAGCTGTCTGGGTTCAAAAGTATGGTATAAAATCATGTCATTTTTGGGACTGCAAGACTAAGGAACAAATATTCGACGTAAAAGAATGGAAGATGGTCGAGTAGTCTGGTAAGCATCGTTAGGGGAAAAACATCTAATGTAAAGCCGCTTTACATCTAAACGAAATCACAGTCTTGCCATAATAAACATTTTACTGTATTTTGAAACTTGCGGTAAATCTACTGCGGGGAGGTTGTTATTTCATTTTCAATGCCATTCAATTTTGCGATGGAACCCAATCAAGGGAATGTCCGACATTGGTTAGATAGTTTGTGGAGCAAGTTCCAGCCCGTGGAACAGGCAAGATGGACCCAAAGTAATATAGACTCTTTATTTTACGCCGGTAACCAATCCTTCATCAATCGAAACTTCTCTTTCACTCCCGGAATAACACCTCAGCAATACTATTTCAATCTTGTCCAGCAGCCAGTAAACATGGTGACTGGTTATCAAAGACAGCACAGGAAGTCTATTGTATATCAAGCTGCAGATGGTGCAGATCCTCAGACGACAGATCAATATACCCGTCTTATTTCTAACGTATGTCAAAAAGAGGGCATTCACGAGCAGTATTCTAAGTCGTGCGAATTGGCCGCTGTTGCGGGCATGAATCTTATACAACCATACCTGGATTATACCGGTGATGATCCAGCCCAAGGGCAATTAAAGCTTAAAATCTGGGAATATAACTCGTTTCTGGTTGATCCATTCTTTAGAAACCCAGATATGTCTGATGCTCAGTTTGTGTGGTGCCAAGAATACATAAGCAAAAATGAAGCTGAGGCTAGATTTCCAGATAAAGCTGATAAAATATTCCCCATGATGGGTTCTCCGCAGCAATACGGTAGATTCTATTTCCTTCCTGAAAACTATAATATGGCGCGTAATGATTTGATGGTGCTTTCTTACGTATGGTACAGATGGAAAAAGAAAAAGAAACGTCTTTACAGTCGCACAAGAAATCAATTCTTTGATTTTGCTGGCGGAGATGATCAATTAGAACAGATCCTATACAATATTCAAGACATGGAAGAGGTTATAGTTGATACGCCATGCTGGAAGGTCGCTGTTGTGTTGAATGATCAGTTGATGTTTCAAGGGGATAACCCTCTTTGGGATGGTCCAGAATGCCCATTTATCCCTAATTTCTGGAACTATGATCCACATCTTAGTCAGTTTGATTTAAGATCAAGATCGTTAGTGTTTCCGATGCGGTCGCCTCAGTTTCTCTTTAACTACAAAATTATATCCAATAACGATATCGCTGCAGCTACTATTAACGCGGGTTGGAAGCGTAAGATTGGTGCGGTTGCTAATGAGGACAATCTTAAGAAAA